GTACCCTTGAAGATGGGGCGTACCGGATGCACCGGTTTCTCTACCGAAGACGAGGTAAGAGAGATCCGATTGATCTCCATCGGCACCGATGGATTCACCGAGGAGGAAGACGTTGAGGGATTCTTCATCAGTGGGATTGTTAAGAGTGAAGCACCAGCGTTTCGCAAGAGACATGATTCCAGATTATGAGCCAAGATCCAGAATGAGCTGGGTAATACTGATCCCAGCTCATTTTTTACACGATCGAGAGGTCCCATAAAATGTCGTACGACACTCGTTTACGAGGTCCCGTACAAGCCATCACAGAATTTGGAAGAGCTGCCGCAGCAGGCATTGGACTACCAGTAAACCCAGTAACACCAGGTACGTTGACAGGTATGTTGCGTTCACGTAAGAGGTACCGGGCGAGTTCGAGCTCTCGCAGAGGTTCTGCACGTCGGAGATTGAACTATGGCCCAACACGAGCACCATCCACGAGGTCTGGTTTTCGTCGTACCAGTTACTACACCACGTTGGGTATGCAGCCGGGAAGGTACCCGTCGAAGAAGCACCTTCGTCAGCAAACGAATTCCCAATTGCTCGATAAGGCCCAATACGTTGAAAGACTCGTTTCAGTCCCGTACAGTGACACTGAACAGATGAATGCCAGACAGGGTCGGTTGGCGAACGTACGAGGTGTCAAATTTCGTTGTTGGTTCAGTTTGAAAAACCAAGGAGAAGCCAGTAACAAATTTGATGTGCCTATCATGGTTCGGTGGGCTATCCTGTTACCCAAGGAGAACACAGGAGAGAACGGTGACGTGGGCCCGGCCAATTTCTTCATTGATGCCGACCCAGCAGGGGAAGAAGCCACCGATTTCCCAGGAGCCGGTAATTGCTTCCAATATCACAACCGACAGATCAACAGACGTCAATACGGTGTGATGCAGCAAGGCAAGTTTGTGCTCGCACAAGACCCGGCAAGCAACCAAAGTCGGCTTTCACTTAACGCCCAAAAGTTGGTTAACATATGGTTGCCGTTACGCCGGCAAATGAAATGGGCAAACAACACGACTGAATTCCCAAATACAAATATTTATTTTGTATGTTGGTACACGCAGATGGGAGACAAGGACGGCCCGCGCAAGTTCACCGACGGTCCTCTTGATTTGAATTGGGAGGCACTCACATATTTCAAAGACGCACTTGGTTTCAACTAGGATGCCACGCATTATGAGCAGATATGCCATGGCTAGACGCAGAGCATATTATCTCCGTTACCATTATGCTCGTCGTAACCTTCCTGGCTACCGTGGCCAGAAGTTTTATGTCAAGCAGTGGCCCTACGTGTATCGTGCAATGTTTAAAAGTAAAGGGCTCAGGCGACGGTTCCGTTATTCAAGAAGCAAGCAGTTAGCGCGAAAAAATTATCTTTTTTATCACGTCAAGCACCGCGGCTTGTGGCGCAATCTTTAAACCTTCCTTCGTCAGTCCATAAAGATAAAATATAACGAGTGTCTTAAATCTCAATTATTTTGTACCGGTCCCCGGTAAGCTTTTCCATGTCGGGATGTTCATTACAAAACACCACAACATGAGGAGTAGTGCGTAAGATCTTTGTTATGGAGGTGTACTTGGGAGAGTAGACCATTCGGTTCTTAAGTTGTTCAAAGAATCCGTACTGGACAAACTGCATATGTCCTCTGGGAATGTCAAACACGAAGAGGTCGGTGTTGATATCAACGGAGTATGCGAGATCATCTCTTTTTCCGATCGACATGAATTGAGTTGAGTCACGTGTCGACATCCAGTAGCGACACAACCAAGACTTTCCACTGTTACCTGCAGGGTCTACGACGAAGACGATTCGTCGGTCATCAGCTTCTCCAGAAACTCTCTCGTTGAGGGCATGTTGCCACAGTCGGAGCTCTCCATCCACAAGAGAGGGTCGTTTTCCAAAGAGTTCAATGCAGTCCATGACTGCGGACTTGTATCGGCCGGCCAAGGATGGGAACTCATCCCAAACGTCTTTATAGGTTGGACACGTTTCTTGAGCGGCAACCCAGTCACGTAGTTGTTCGAAGTTCGCGGCATTGCCCGATCCCACAGGAATGGTTCCGTATTCACTGAAGTCTCCGTCTTTCTTGCAGTAGTCTGACGCTTGCTTGGGTGTCCCGCGGGAAACTTCAAAGTGCGCGCGGTGGAGACCCGGGAGGTCCTTGATGAAGGAGAGTCGCTTCTTGGAACGTAGAATGAAGTACCCTTGAAGATGGGGCGTACCGGATGCACCGGTTTCTCTACCGAAGACGAGGTAAGAGAGATCCGATTGATCTCCATCGGCACCGATGGATTCACC